TACATGCCGTGGCCGTGGCAGCCGAGGTCGACGACGATCACGGCACGGGAACGCGATCAGTCATCCAGGCAAACGTTCGCCGCATTCCCTCCTCGAGGCCGACCTGCGGAGCCCAGCCGAGCTCGCGCAGGCGGGTCGTCTCCAGGAGCGGCACATCCGCGTAACCGGCGGGTGCTGTCACCTCGGTCGTACTGCCCTTGCCCACGAGTGAGACGACGGCTTCCGCAACCTCGTCCAGGCCGTGCTCGTCTCCGCTTTCGACGTTGTAGATCATCGGCTCGGCGGTGTGCTTGCCGTGCTCGCGCCAGCGCAGGCTGGCCTCGGCGACGAGGACGATGGCACGCGCCGTGTCCTCGACGTACGTCCACGAGCGTCTCGCGTCGCGGTAGACGCGCAACTCATCGCCAGCCATCGCCGCCGAGAAGAAGTTGGCGAGCGTGTCGGCACCAAGCCGGGCACCGGGGCCGTACTGCACACCCAGGCGCACGATGCTCACGAGCTCGGACGGCAGGAGCAGTTGACAGGCGTCCTCGGCCCAGCGCTTGGTAAGGCCGTACAGGTTGCGCGGACGCCCGAGCAGGTTGCTCTCGTGCAGGGGCCCGCGAGCGTCGCCGTATACCTCGGCGGTCGAGACGTACAGGAGGCCCGTGTTCGTCTTGGCGCATGCCTCGGCAAGCAGCGTCGTCGAGGTCACGTTCATCTCGATCGCATGCGGCTTGTCGCTCATGCAGCGCTCACGCCCCACGCACGCGCCGGCGTGGATCACGAGGTCCGGCTTGTAGGCAAGCGCTGTCGAGGCCGTAAGCGCATCGCCGCTCCCGGACACCGTCCCGCTATGTCCTCGCCAGGAAAGCTCGCGCAGGAGGTGTTGCCCGACGAAGCCACTCGCCCCGGTGACGTGGACTCTCACGCGGCCTCCGCTCGTAGATTGAGAACGTGGTTGAGCATGATCCCCCGGCGCATCTGCGAGCCCGGCGTGGTGTTGATCCGCCCTGGCGCTGTTGCGTGCGGGAGCACCTCGTAGCCGAGGTCGAGCCGAAGACCCGGCGAGAGCATGCCGCTCACGAAGTCGCAGTAGTCGAGGAAGAGATCGTCCATCGGCCAGCGCTCCAGGTAGGCGGCGAACGCTCGCGGCGGCAAGTCTCTGGGCACGAGCGAGCCCGCTCCCACGAGGCACATGCCGAGCTGGTCGTACTGCATGTTCTCGTACCAGGGCGACGGCATGTTGCAGGTGATGCGGTTGGGCTCGTAGGCCGCCAGTAGCTCGTCGTGGGCGGTGAAGAGAACGTCGTCGTCGCTGAAGAAGATGACGTCGTGCTTGCACTCGGCCATCGCGAGATAGCGGCCGTAGACGGAGTAGTTGCGGTCCTTAGTCGAGTTGTCCCAGACGATGCACTCGTCGTAGATCAGAGAGTCGAGGATGGGCGAGAGGTCGACGTCACCTCTCGTAACGACAACCGCGGAGACCTGGCTCGCGTCTAAGGCCACGGCAGGCCTTCGGCAACCTTGGTCCGAAAGTAATCCGGGTAGCGCTCCTCCTGCCCCTCAGTCGACTCGTAGTGATTGGCGTGGTAGCCGAGCACCTGCCCGACGTGACCGCCCTGGAGGCGGATGAACGCACATACCTCGGGGTCGTCCATGCCCCAGGTCGGATTGTTCTCGTTGTAGCGGAAGCCCTTGTAGAACTCAGCGGTGGCCGCAAGGAAGCAGCCTTGGATCTGCTGCACCTCGTTGACGCGGTAGTCGCCGAGCTGCGTCTCGCCGATGTTGACGAGCGGAGTGCCGTAGCCGGACATCACCGGTCCGAGGATCCAGCCCGACTCGAGCGTGAGCGCGGCGATGTCACACACGGTGTTCGGCGTCACGAGTTCGCAGTCGTTGTCGTACTTGATGATGACGTCGTAATCCTGATCGGCGCAGCGGTCGAGCAGGAAGTTGAGCCCCTTGGAGATGCCTATGTTCTCTTTGAGCAGGTGCACCTCGTGGAAGGTGCCGTTCAGGAGCCAGCGCGGAGTGTCATCCTGCGAACCTTGGTCGAGCACGTAGTGGTCGTAGTCGCAGCCGGCGTTCTTGTACAGCGAGGCGAAGCAGGTCTGCGAGTAGTAGAGCCGGTCCCTCGTCAGTGACAAGCAGGCGATCTTCACGACGGAGGAGGATCACCCTTCAAGAACCACTTGCCAGTTTCGCGCGACTCAATCCAACCGCGCCGAGTGGCCCACTGCAGCGTCCACTCATCCTGGTAACTCGGATCCATTCGCTGCAGCGCCATCAACAACCACCGGCGCAAGTGCAGTTTCGTAATCCAGATGGGACCGAGGCTTACTGCCCGATAACCACCCTCGCTTCGCGTAAAGACCTTCATCTCGTGCGGGCGAGCTTGCGGCGCTGCTGACGGTTCAGCCCGCCGTTGAGCGGCGGCACCTCACGCGGCTTGCTCAGTCGCTCCGCGATCTCGTTCAGCGCCGGTTCCCAGTCGCGCACCGCCACCACATCGGCGTCGTAGCCTATTGCGAACTCGACGGCCGAAGCGCGCAGCTCCTCGTTGTGTCGCTCCTCGTAGGCCGCCTCGAGCGCGCCGTAGATGCTGGCGACGGAGGGCACGATACAGAACGACTCCTGCAGCGCATCCCACCAGCGGTCCCCCTCAACGAGCCACCCCGAATGCGTGAGTTCGGGCATGGCCGAGTGGTTGGCCGTGATGACGGGCACGCCACTGGCCTGCGCCTCGAGAATCGGCACGCCGAAGCCCTCGCCCATCGACGGGTTGAGCAACACGTCGAAGGCGTGGTACAGCTCACGCACGACCTCGCGTCCGATTCCGAGATGCCAGGCCTCGGGCGGCGGGAAGCAGATGCGCTCCTCAGGAATGCCCATGACGCGCGAGCACACATCGAGGTTGATCCCCGAGCCCTTGCCGCCGAGCGCGTCAGTGTGAACGTACAGGTAGGCGTCGGGATGCGTCTTCGAGAACTGCGCGAAGGCATCGAAGGCCTGCGGAAAGGACTTGCGCGGAAGCGTCGGGTTGCCCTTGTTCGCCGCCACCATTCCGACGAGAAAGGCGTCCTCGGGAACCTCGAGCTTGACCTTCGCCGCCTTGCGCTCCTCCGGCGTGACCGGCCCGTAGAAGCGGGTGTCGACAGCGTGGGGGACGTACAGCGGGTCGAGGTCGAACTTCTCCATCCACTCGTAGCCGAAGCGACTCATCGCGATCGGCGTCACCTGCTTGTGCTGCAGGACGGCGAGCACCGCCGGCGGGATCGGCCAGTGGTCGATCGGCGCCCAGATCGCCATGTGCAAATCGTCGGGCCAGAGGTCTGGGCGCATGACCCAGGCGTCGCACAAAGCGATGACGAAGTCGGCCTTGTGGTGGCGGGCGTAGGTTCCGATCGTCTCGTTGCCCCAGCCGCCGTCGGAGGGGTAGACGGTCAGGCCACCGAAGTCGAACTTGGCTGCCTGCAAGCCCCAATTGCAGGCGAGTGCCATCTCATGGCCGAGACTCTGCAGACGCGGGAGGGCGAGATTCGTTTGCTCTCCATAGCCGCTAGGCTAAGGTGACCATGTCGCATTACTCAACCACACGATACGCATAGTCTGGCATCACCTCCTTCATGCCCAAAGGCGATACCCATAGGAAGTTGACGGAAGCCCAATCTCGCAATCTTGCCGAGCGCTATGCCACGCCTCTCCCAGATGGCAGTTGGCGCGGAGCGAAGGCGTTGGGTCGCAAATTCGGCATTACGCCAACCGCCGTCTATTACCACCTCGCGAAGCAAGGCGTAACGACGCGCGATCGGCGAACAGCAGCGAGTAACGGAGGCAAGGGGCACAAGCCGATTCGCAATCTGCCTGTCGGCGCACCACCACTCTGCCCTTGCGGCTGCAACCAACGCACGTCTTGGGATCAGAGAAGAAATCGGTGGTATCGCTATGTCGCCGGTCACTATCTCCCGCACCGTGCTTGGCACGATGCTGCGTGGTTGCAACGGGAGTACGTCGAGAAAGGTAGGTCCGCAAATGACATCGCCCGTGATGTCGGAGTCACTCACGGCACTGTTCTCAAGCGCCTCGAATTGCTGGGCATTCCTCGGCGGACTGCAAGCGAAGCGCACATTGGGCTCCACCGCGGCGCTGCAAATCCCGCTTGGAAAGGGGGTGTGGCCGAGTGGGATTACTCGCCTGAGTGGAAGCGCATCGCGCGTCTTGTTCGCAACCGTGACGCTTGGACGTGTCAGGACTGCGGCGAGCGACGGAAGCGCTGGGGACATTCGCTCCATGTCCATCACATCGACGGCGACAAGTTGAACGACGCGCTTGAGAATCTCGTCTCGCTCTGTGCGACGTGCCACCACCGACGTCACGGCATGACCCGAACAGTCCAGGTGCAGCCGAGATAGGAGCCCTCACCGTTTCGGTCGTTGAAGATGCCGAACCCGGACGGGCCCGCCACTGACAGCGCCGAGACCTTGCTACCGAGCGTCTTGTCGGACTTGATCGCTCGCGCGACCGAGGTCGTCGAGCCTGGATCCATCATGCTGAGAAGCAACTTCTGCCCTGCCTCATGGTCGGCGGTTGTGACGCGAGCGCGGACGACGAACGAGAACTCGTTGTTCTGCGTCCCGAAGGTGAGCGCGTCCTGGGAGGGATCGCCGGGGTAGACGTCGATCGAGGGCGGCGTCGGGTCGATGTTCATAAACCCCGTCGTCTGCAGGTCCTCGATCAGCGGCGGGGTTGCGGTGCCGCAGAGCGAGGCCTGGATCTGGTCGGAGAGCGCCTGCATGATCGCGTCGAGCGCGGTCACCTAAGCAAGTCCCCAGCTGCCCTTCAGCGGCGAGAGCTTCAGTGCGTGGCGATCCCAGGTGTCCTTGGACGTGTACATCACCACGTCGTCGCCGAAGCCGACGATGCCGTAGGGCGACTTCGTCTGCTTCCAGTGTTCGACCGCGCGGTCGAGGTTGACCGTGGAGACGAGCGCCGGGGGATTGGTATACGGGAGAGCGCTTCCGTAGATGTCAGCCGTACCAATCTCCGAGTCGATCTCAGACGCTGCCGCCTCGAGCGCCCGGAGAAGTTCTGCGTGTTGCGTCGACACATTCGCGCGAAGGATCTTCGCGAGTTCGCTCACGCTCGCATACACCGGTCGCGGGTTGAGCGTGTTCTGAATCGGATAGGTCGGCTGTCCGATGTCGCCGTCTGCATCAGCGAAGACAACTCGGTACCACAGCTCACCGTCGGAGGCGTTCTGCGTCGTGAAGCTGCGCGAAGCCGGGTTGGTTGGATCAGCGTCCACGGGCGTAAGCGCAATCGTCTCGATGAGCGACCAGGGGCCACTCGAAGTCGTGCCCTCTTCGATCCGCGCCTCAGTCCAGGGCAGACCGTCGTAACGAGGACTCGGGCGGAAGCTGTCGAGTGAAACCACCTGGGTCATGACGCCGCCTTTCTCCAGTTGCAGAGTGGATGCGCCACCTGAGTGTTGGCGTACGAATGCTCGCCACCTCGCACTAGCGGCACGATGTGATCGAGATGCCAGTCCGCCACATCTGCTGGCTCACCACAAATCTGGCAGATACCGCCGTCGCGCTCCCAGACGTCCTGATGATTCACGTCTTCCACAAACGCTTTCATCTTCCGCGCTCGCCGACGAGACTCCGTAATTCGGCCGATCTCCCGCATGCGCTCTGGCTCCTCTTCTCGGCGCCGATCGCGATATGCCTTGCACTGCGCAAGAAAAACCTCGCGATTGGCGAGATACCACTGACGCTTGTAATCAGGATGAGCGTCTAGCCAGGCTTTCTTGTAACCGTCCACACGCTCTTTGTTCTCGGCTTGCCACGCCTTTATGTACGCCTTTCGTTCTTCGCGATGAGCCAAGTAATAGCGGCGATCATTCGCACGCTTCTCTTCGGGATTCGCGTACGGCATCTATCTGGCAAGCACCCCTTCCTCGCTTCTGTCGATGTGCGCCCGCTCGCCGCGGTCGATGTGGCCGGCGAGGATCGGCTCGAGCATCACGAGCGTCGAGCCCTCGCGCGTGCCGATGGTGATGAGTTCGAGCAGCACGTTCAGGCCGTGTGCGCTGCCGAGCAGAGAAGCCGCCCCTGCGCTCGTGAGGTCCAACGTAAGGGGAAGGACGACCAACCCGCTGGTGGTCGCATAGCCCTGCGTCGTTTCGACCAGAGAGAGCGTTACAACGCTTTGCCCCACGACCACCCGCAAACCGGAGGTTGTCGAGCCGTACGTCAGCGGGAGGACGCTCGCCCCGAACACTGTGCGAGCTCCGGTGCCCTGCGTCGTGAAGGTGAACGCGAGTGCCTGCGTCGCTGCACCGGTGGTGGAGCGGAAGCCCTGCGTGGTGAAGGTGGCCGCCAGCGGTACGACGCTCGCGGCATGAGCATCAACCTTGCCGACGGTCGTGAAGCCGGCGGTGAGGTTCTGCGTCGCCGCGCCGAGTATCTGCCCTTGCACGAAGCCCTGAGTCGTGAAGGTGGCGGTAAGCGCATCGACAACTGCGCCTGCCGAAGGATGTGTGCCGACGGTGGTGAACGTCGCGGTGAAGGGCGCGACGATCGCGCCGTGGACGTCGAGCAGCCCCAGCGTCGTGAAGCCGACAGCCAGCGCCTGGGTGCTGGCGGCGAACCTCGTTGTAGTGCCCTGCGTCGTGAAGCTCGCCGTAAGATTCTGCGTCGCCGCAGCCGACTTCGTTGCGAAGCCCTGCGTCGTGAAGCCTGCGACCAGATCCTGCGTCGCTGCGCCGAAGGTCGTCTTGGCGCCCTGGGTCGTGAAGGATGCGACGAGGTCCTGGGTCGCGGCGCCGGTTTTTGCACCCGAGGCGGAGCCCTGAGTGGTAAAGCCGACGCTGAGAGCCTGGGTAGCCGCGCCATGAACATCGACTAGCCCAGCGGTCGTCGAGACGAGCGTGAGGTCTTGGGTCGCTGCGCCGAAGCGCTCGCGCACGCCTGTGGTGGTGAACGTCGCAGTGAGCGCCTGGGTGGCTGCGCCCTTCTCCTCGACCTTGGCTGCAGTGGTGAAGCCGACCGTGAGCGCCTGGGTGGCTGCGCCGAAGGATTCAGTCGGTCCAGCCGCACCCGCCGGGATCGAGAGCGAAGCTTCCGATACCTCGTAGACGAGCAGACCGCCGGTGGCGTTCGTGCCCCAGACGCGCAGCTCGAGATCAGCGTACGAGGTGATGTTCGCTGCGCTCGCATCGGAAACCGCGAGCGCGACGTCGGCGAGTGAATTGGTCAGCGTGTCCGACTGCTGCAGGTCACCCGAGCGGTTCGACGCGCCCTCGTACAGCGCCGCGTTGATCTTCCCCGTCGAGCCAGTGGTAGTTCGCGCCTTGACGTGAATGACGTGCTGCGTTCTCGTCGTCGGGGTGTTGCCGCTCGCGAGCGAGATCCGGGCCACGCTCGTCGCGCGCGGGAGTTCGGTGACGGTGCCCTGCGTTGTCGTATCGAGCGTGAGAGGAAGAACAACCGCCCCGGCAAAGGTTCCAGCCGGACGGACTGCGATCACGAACGCGCCGCCGCGCGCATTCGAGACATCCATCGAGAACGGCCCCACGTCCTCGGATGCAGCATTCAGTTGCCTGAACGCGACAGCAGCCGCAGCCTGGCCGATGGTGCTGCTATCGGCGGGGTTGGTGCCGATGTAATCCGTGTAGTTGGTCGGTGCAGCGTTGTTGGCTGTCCACGTTCCCGAACCACTCGTCTCGCCATTCCCGGCAACGGCGATCCAGAGTGTGTCCCTGGCACCCCACGAGGGCGAGAACGACGCCGGGTCGGGAGCGCTCGACGTGCCGCTCGCCCTGCTTCCCGCTTCCGGCGGCACCGTGGCGTGAGCGCCGGGGATCGACATCACGATCATGGCCGCGAAGCCTGTGATCGCCCCCGCCTGAGTGACGACGAAGGTACCCGTCTCCGAGCCGGTCGACCACTTGTACGCGGCACCCATAGCGAGCGTCGTGGAAGTAGCCGAATCGTGGAACTCGGTGAAGCCGCCCGTGTAGTTGGAGAAGG